GGCGCGGATTCGACCCGCTCGCCGCGATGAGGCAGCAAGCCGACAGGGCCGCACTAGGCGACCTCCCGTTCGCGATCCTCAGAATGGACGGACAGGGGCCGGCTGTCATCGGGTCATGGCCCGTCATCATCCGACTGGATACGCTAACCGAACTTCTCCGAGCCGCCGGCTACGGAGACACGCAGGAAACGACAACCGGGAGAACAGAATGGAATACGAGCAGTTCCTAGCGCGTAAAGCGCAACTACAGAACGCGGGAGGATTCGAGCCGAACGACCTGCCCGAGCATCTCTTCCCATTCCAGCGGGCACTCGTCGAGTGGGCGGTACGTCAAGGCCGGGCCGCGATATTCGCCGACTGCGGACTCGGAAAGACACCGATGTCGCTGGCCTGGTCCGAGCAGGTCACCCGGCACACCGGCAAGCCCGTACTCTTTCTCACCCCCCTCGCCGTCGGGTTCCAGATCGTCAAGGAAGCCGGCAAGTTCGGGCATGACGCCGCGATGTCACGCAACGGCAAAGTATCTGCACCGATCACCGTCACCAACTACGAGCAGCTGTCTAAGTTTGACTGGAACGACTTCGCCGGGGTCGTCTGCGACGAGTCGAGCATCCTGAAGAGCTTCGACGGGGCCACCAGATCCGCCGTTACCGAGTTCATGCGAAGGCTCCCCTACCGGCTCCTCGGGACCGCTACGGCCGCCCCGAACGACTGGATCGAGTTGGGGACCAGCAGCGAGGCCCTCGGCGGTCTAGGGCATATGGATATGCTGAGCCGATTCTTCACCAACAAGCTCCGCACCACGTCGAGCCGTGGACGCGGGATGCAAGGCGATCAGGTTGAATGGAGGCTCAAGGGCCACGCGGAGCAACCGTTCTGGCAATGGGTGTCCACGTGGGCCAGGGCGACACGCAGGCCGTCAGACCTCGGATTCGACGACGGCAACTACGTCCTCCCATCGCTGCGGACACGGCAGACACTCGTCGAGGCGAACCGGCCGGCCGACGGCACACTGTTCGACGTCCCCGCGAAAGGACTACGGGAGGAACGGGAGGAAAGTCGGCGCACCCTCGTCGAACGCTGCGAAGCGGCAGCGGCATCCATCGCCGACGCCGACACGTCCGTGTCATGGTGCCACCTCAACGACGAGAGCGCGACGTTGACGAAACTGATTCCCGGCGCGGTGCAAGTGTCCGGCGCCGACTCCCCGGAGTCGAAGGAGGAGAAGCTCGTCGCATTCACCAATGGGGAGATCCGCGCACTCGTCACCAAACCAAAGATCGGGGCGTGGGGATTGAACTGGCAGCACTGCCACCGGATGACGTACTTCCCGAGCCACTCCTACGAGCAGTGGTACCAGGCGGTCCGCCGATGCTGGCGCTTCGGACAGACCAAGGACGTCATCGTCGACGTCATCGCGACCGAGGGGGGGCGCAACGTCCTCGCGAACCTTGAGAGGAAATCGACGCAAGCCGACGAGATGTTCAGCCAGCTCGTCGCCCACATGAACCAAGCCCGAGACATTGAGATACGAAACTACGATCAGGAAATCGAGGTACCGACATGGCTGGCGTCCTAGACCAACAGATAACCGACAGGTTCGCGATATACAACGCGGACGCCCTTGACGTGATGGCAGCGATGCCGGACTCGTCGATTCACGGCTCCATCTACTCCCCTCCGTTCGCGGGACTGTACATCTACTCCAGCAACGACCGGGACGTGTCCAACGCGCGCGACTACGCCGAGTTCCGGGAGCACTACGGGATGTTCGTGAAGGAACTCCACCGGCTCACCCTCCCCGGACGCACGACAGGCGTACACGTCGCGCCAGTGCCATCGTCGAACTCCGGGACCGACTCCCTATTCGACTTCCCTGGCGACGTCATACGACTACACGAGGCCAACGGCTGGGACTGGATCGGCCGTCATGCGATATGGAAGGAACCCCTCGCCGTACGGAACCGAACAATGCAGCACAACCTCTCGCACCGCACCATCGTCGAAGACGGGGCAATGGGAGGAGTCGCATCCGCCGACGAACTACTCATCTTCCGCAAGCACGGCGAGACGACGCAGCCGGCAGTCCACCCGACTGGACTGGACTACTACGCGGGCAGCGAGGAAGTACCCGGCGACCTCCACAAGTTCCGCAACTGGACCGGGAAGCAGACAGAGAACAGGTACAGTCACTGGATCTGGAGACGCTACGCGAGTTCGGTGTGGGATGACATCAGGCCGGGACACGTCCTGCCGTTCCGGGACTCGCGAGATCCAGACGACGAGAAGCACGTTCACCCGCTCCAGCTCGACGTCATCGCGCGGTACGTGCAACTGCGGACGTCACCCGGTGAACGTGTCCTCACCCCGTTCCTCGGGGTCGGGTCGGAAGTGTTCGAGTCAGTCAGGCTAGGCAGGATCGGAATCGGGATAGAACTCAAGCCGTCGTACTACGTGCAGGCGGTTCGCAACATGGCCCTCGTCGACGAGGTGCTCGTAATGGAAGATGACCTATTCAGCGAAATGACAACCGGGAGTGATAATGAGTGAGCACGTGCAACTGAACGGCGAATACCTGAACGCAGCGGTCCAGCTGCGCGTCATCGCGCAAGAGAAGAAGGACCTCGCCACCCGCGAGGCCGAGTGCAAGCGCATCATCGAGAAGCACCTCGCCATCGGGGAGCGCGGCGTCACGCCCGACGGGGAGGAGATCATCACCGTCAGGGCCGGTGCACGCAGGTTCGATGCGGGACTGGCTGCCGAGAACTTGCCGAAGGAAGTCCTCGCCCAGATCACCACCCTCCAGGTCGATCCGCAGCGGGCCAAGACGATCCTCGCCCCCGCGCTCTACGACCTCTGCTGCACCGAGAACAAGCCGTCAGTGATCGTCCTATGAGAGGCAATAACGTCGCGTGCTCAGAATGCGGCACGGAAACTCATCAAGGACGCATTCTCAATCTGTGCCGAAATTGCCTCGTGCAATGGGTCGCCGCGCAGATCCATGAATGGATCACGGAAGGCGGACACCCGATTCGTCAGGTAGACCTGCAATCAAGATTCGATGAGATCTATCCGAGTCGGACACAACGGATCAGGAAGAGCGTTTACGACCAAGTAGCGCGTTCCAATTCGTTGAAGCGATCATCATGGGGTCACGGACTTGTGTGGGACAAATCATGACCGCGAAGATCCTCTGCCGGGCGTGCCAGCTCCCCATGACCACCATCGGGGCCAGCCGGCTGCACGCCACTTGCGACATCAACCCCGACATCCTCGCCACCGAGCTGTTCGGCATCATCGAGGAAGCGATCGCCCAGCAGCCCCGAACGCTGCAGACGTCGATCGGGCCGTCGGAGATCGGCAACCCCTGCGACCGCCGCATCGGATACAAGCTCGCCGGCACCCCACCAGTTAACGGCCTAGGGTCAGTCAACTGGAAAGCATTCGTCGGGACCGCCGTGCACGAGATCCTCGCCGACATCATCGGCAAGGACGAACTCCGCAACCTCGAAGCGGACGACTTCACCGCGACCCGGTGGCACGTCGAGGAACGGGTCAAGCCCGGCATGAGCATCAACGGCGTCGACGTCGAAGGATCATGCGACCTGTTCGACGCCGCGACCGGAACCGTGTGGGACTGGAAGACCACCACCCGCAACAAGATCCGCGAGGTCTACCGGCCTCACGGAGTCGGCGACCAGTACGAAGTACAGGCGCAGCTGTACGGGGCAGGCTGGGCCGCGCAAGGGTTCGACGTTAGGACCGTCGGCGTCATCTTCCTCACCCGCGACGCAGAATTCACCGACCGTCACGTCTGGCACACACCATACGACCCCAAGCGGGCGGCAAGCGCCCTCGAACGAGTACGGGGCATATCCAACGCCATCACGGGACTGGGGGCGAACCTCGCGATACCAATGCTCGACACCGCACCCGCATACTGCCGATTCTGCCCATACTTTCAGCAGAACGGCTCCAACGATTCCCGATCCTGCGCGGGAAACTTCACAGACAAGCAGGAACAACCAACACTCACACAACTGATCGGAGCATGACAATGAGCGCAATCGCAGACGCACTCGCAAGCGGCGGCACCTATTTAAAGTGGGAGCACCCCGGCACCACCTACACCGGCATCATCACCGACGTCACCATGAGGCAGTCCCGCAAGTACGAGTCGACCGACCTCGACACGTGGGACGACGGCACCCCGAAGATGCAGGTCGTCGTCACCCTCGCCACCGACTACCGGGACCAGGCGCAGCAGGACGACGACGGCACCCGCATGATCTCCATCAACCTCTGGTCCGGGCAGAAGAAGGCCCTCGTCGCGGCATGCAAGGCCGCCGGCGTCCCAGAGCCGCAGCCCGGTCAAAGGTTCACCGCCACGCACGTGTCCGGCATCGGAAACGCGAAAGCACCCCGCGTGTTCGAGTACACGCTCACGGCCGGGCCGACCGGAGTCGCAGCCGCCCTCGATGCCGAGCCGGCCGCCACACCAGCAGCACCTGGGGCCGCTAACCCGGTGGAGACGGCGAAGCAGCTCCTCGCCGCAGGCATGAGCACGCAGGAAGTCGCCACCGCGTCCGGCCTGCCGGAGACAGTCGTCGCCGCCCTCGC